AGCAGGTAGAAGACGATGAGCTGCGCGCACGCGCGCGAAACGCACACGCGCACGCAAAGATGAGGACCGGAACCTGCTAGGTAGCACAGTGGCGCAGTCAACGTAGCGTAATGCTACGACGCGCAGAGAGACCCCCCGGAAGGGGGGGGGACAATCAAGTAACCAAAAAAAAAGGGTAACAAACGTGTTCCGAAACAAAACAGCAAGACAGAAAAACTTCGCCGTAGTACCGCGGGCAGATATCCCGCGAAGCAAATTCGCAATGCGGCAGACGAGAAAACAGGCGTTCAACGCCTCGGAACTCGTGCCGATATTCTGCGAAGAGGTGCTGCCGGGTGATACATGGCAGCACAAGGAGTCAGTCATGGCACGGCTGGCGACACCTATCGCGCCAGCAGTCGATGATATCGACCTCGAAACTTTCTATTTCTTCGTCCCTAACCGAATCGTATGGGACGAGTGGGAAGACTTTATTACCGGGACGGATACCGATCTGGTCATCCCGACCATGCGGCCGAGGAACGCGGCAGAGTCGGCGCTTGTAGTACAGGCGGGGGGTGTCCTCGATCACTTCGGACTGTTGCCGCAAACACTGACGGAAAGCATCTACTTCAACCGACTCCCGGTACTGGGATACATGACGATTTACAACGAATGGTTCAGAGACCAGAACCTCCAGACGGAGTGGACATGGCCCACCACAAGCCAGATCGACACAAGCCAAATCGAGCAGGGCACCACGAACTGGGATCAGCAATGCCTCAGAGCGAACAAGCGACACGACTATTTCACAAGCTCGTTACCGTGGCCGCAGAAAGGCAACCCGGTGAACCTGCCACTCGGAACAACGGCGCCGGTGATCCCAGATCCGGACGTCGTGACGGCAACACCGATCTTCACAATCGGAGCCAATAGCTTCAGTCCAGGAGGCGACGGAGCGACGGCAGATGCACGCTGGCTCGGAGCAGGAACGCCGGCAGCGAGTGCCGGTATCTGGGAGGAAACACGACTGGTGGCAGACCTGAGCGCGGCAACAGCAGCAACCATCAATCAAATCCGACTGGCATTCCAGACACAGAAACTGTTGGAGCGCGACGCGAGAGGAGGTAGCCGATATGTCGAGCAGTTGCTCTCACACTTTGGTGTACGGAGTCCGGACTACCGCCTGCAACGCCCCGAATATCTCGGCGGATCTAAGATCCCAATTACGGTTAACCCAATTGCACAGACTGCTAGCTATAACGCAGAACCTGCAGACGCAGCTAGCCCAGTCGGAAACTTGGGAGCCGAAATGCACGCGAGCGGAAGTAAGCGAACGTTTACATACGCAGCTACTGAACACGGCTATATCATTGGACTTGCTGTCGTACGTGCTACGCCTACTTATCAGCAAGGAACTCGACGGCACTGGAGACGGTCGACCCGATTAGATTTCTATTTCCCAGCATTCGCGATGCTTGGGGAGCAGGCAGTCGCGACGGGCGAAATCTACCAGAGACCAGACGACGCGCCCGCCAACGCGACTTGGGGGTACCAAGAGCGGTGGGCAGAGATGAGATACACGCCGAACGAGATCACAGGTGTGCTTCGCAGCACTGCAACGCAGCCACTCGATTGGTGGCACTACGCGGAAGAGTTCGGAGGAGAGCCGGCACTCAATGCGGCATTCATCACCGACAAAACGCAAGAAACGCTCGCAAGGTCGCTCGCAACTGCACCCAGCGCGCAGTGGAGCGCGCAAATCATCATGGACGTACTGCACGAGAACAACGTCGCAAGACTGATGCCGACGTATAGCGTGCCCGGCCTGATCGACCACTTCTAAGGAGCACACATGGGACTTTTCAGCGGACTGGGTGGGGCGCTGATCGGGGGGGCCGCCGACTTGCTCGGCGGCCTCCTCGGAAACAGCGCACAAAGTGCTGCGAACCGCAGCAATGAACGCATCAATCGCGAAAACCGCGATTGGAGCGAACGAATGTCAAACACAAGCTACCAACGAGCGGTGAGGGACTTACAAGATGCAGGGCTTAACCCCATGCTGGCCTACAGCCAGGGAGGCGCCAGCACACCGCAGAACAGCGCCGCACGAGTCGAACCGGTGGACGCACTCTCGAAAAGCGTCAGCAGTGCAGGCAGCAAAGCCGCACAAGCCATCCAACTGGAAAACGTGCAAGCGAACACCGAGCTTCAACGGGCGCAAGCAAGCAAAGCAGTAGAAGAGGCCAAAGTAGCAGGAGTCCAATCAGCATGGGCAGAAAGAGACAAAGCCCGGCAGGTACGCCGGGAAGAGGAGGAAATCATTCGGACCATCGAACAGTCCGAGCTGACAGCGGCACAGAAGAAACAAGCAAAGGAAATGCTTCCTTTGTTGATGGCCGCTACAACGCAGAGCACCGCCCTGAGCGAAGCACAAACAGCGTCAGCGAAGACAAGCGAGCGTATGACGAGATACGGACTCGCGAGAGGGAAAGCGGAGGAAGCTACCTACGAGGCCCTCGGTGGATACGCATCGGGACAAAGCCAGCAACTGATGCGAATCATTCTAGAATTACTGTTACGGAGCAAAAAATGAGCAACTGGTGGAAGATGAAACAACTCGCTATCACGCGAGACGAGACCCCGACGCTGACCGATCAGAGTCAGGCGCGGGATACCGATATCAACATCATCATCAAAATGCTGGAACAGACCGGGACAGTGCCCGGTGCAAAAGGGGAACCCATCTACGGCGACTTTACAGGTCTGCCAACAGACCTAAGAGGGTTTATCGAAAAGGGGAGGGAGCTGAAGAGCTTGCAGGGGGCGCTGCCGCCGCAACTCCAAGGCAAGACCCTCGAAGAAGTGCTGTCCTTGACACCGGAAGCACTCAAAACGATACTCACCCCGGCACCTACGCCAACAAAAGAGGAAACACCTAAGTGAACATCATGGGAATCTACGCGATTCGGGATCGATTGCTCGATCACTTAATGGCACCGTTCATCGCGACCGGTGACAAGGAGGTTTTGCATTCACTCAGCACACTCATCAACGACAAGGATACGAAACATGCGATCGCCCAAGCGCCGCACCACTACGAAGTCTACAAACTCGGCACGGTCGACGAAGACGGCACCATCGTCGCGCGGAAAGAATTCATCGCCGACGCTGGATCTCTCATCAGATCTCAGCCAGCAAACGGCAGCGTCGATCCAACAGTTGAGGGACGCATTCCGCCTGGACGGGAACCCACCGGACCACGATCTGGCCCGGTACAGGAAACTTCTGGCGGCGTCAATGGAGCGGCAAGCCACACTTGAACGCAACCTGATGCGAACGATGCCGAAATTCGAAGTCGATCGCACAAGGGCCAGACTCAACCACGAGCGACGATTACAGCGGGATTTAGGACTAGCAATCGAGTCCAAAACCACTGTATAAAAAAACAGACTGACAACTTGGTGTCAGTCAGACCATCTTAATCAAGTAAAAGATGGTCTAGGCTCGAAACGAGGAGAAGCGACATGCGTCGACGGAAGGTAGGCGGAAAATCGTACGGGAGGCGCTTTCAGAAGGCGTCTCGGCGGACGAAGGCGGTTAACAGCCCCTCGCACGTAATGCGAGGCGGATTCCGCCTCTAATGGCCTGTGCGGAAGCTATACAGGCATGGCGGCCCACCCTAGGTGGGCCGCTTTCTTTCAAGCCGCCAAGGGACGGCCATCACTGGACAAAAATACAGGTGCCGTGCGGCACCTGCATCCTGTGCAGAAAGGAGCAGGCAAGGCAGTGGGCTATGAGAATCACCCACGAAGCAGCGCAGCATGATGAGAATTGCTTCCTAACATTAACTTACGACAATGACCACCTACCGGACGATAACGGACTGAGATACCGCGATCTCGTCCTGTTCTGGAAGCGACTACGGAAGCAAATAGGCAAATTCAGGTACTACGCCGTGGGCGAGTACGGAGAGAAGAGCCTTCGGCCCCATTATCACGCGTGCCTCTTCGGGCACGCCTTCACGCAAAACCGGATTTTCATCCGGGAAGGGGACAAGCCCCTATGGACGACCCAACAGCTGATAGACACGTGGAGTCTCGGGCATGTGAGTGTCGGCGCACTCAACTATGCAACAGCTAGCTACACGGCTAGCTACATACACAAAAAATTAAACAAGAAACAACAATACGTCAAGGTAGACGAGACCTCAGGAGAACTGATCCCCCTCGAACAGCCACGGGCTTTTATGTCTCGAGGGGGCAAAGACGGACGAGGCATAGCCTCAAACTGGTATGACCAGTGGAGCAAATACACATATGACCACGATCACGTGGTCATGAACGGAACACCCGGCAAGCCGGCCAAATATTACGATCAGAAACTGAAGAAGGAGAACGAAGAGAAGTACAATCAAGTCAAACAAGAACGACGGAAGAACCAACAGCAGGTAGAAGACGATGAGCTGCGCGCACGCGCGCGAAACGCACACGCGCACGCAAAGATGAGGACCGGAACCTGCTAGGTAGCACAGTGGCGCAGTCAACGTAGCGTAATGCTACGACG